TCTAGTTTACCAGTGTATCTAAAGAAACCATTTTCTGACATCCAATATGCAGATCCGTCAACCTCTACGGCTGCGTTTTTACCAATTAATCCACAGTTAGTTCCAACTTGTTGAAACGAGAAAGTAAATGGAGCACCAACAAATCTCATAATAAATAATGCTGTATCTGTCCAAATGTAAATTGCATCTCTACCTCTAATAGCACCAACAATTTTAGATCCATCTGCAAGTCTTTGTGTACCCGCAGTATTAATTGCACTAGGTGTGTATGACGTACTTGCGTCAATTGATTCTTGGTCCGAGAACCTAATATACATTTCATCTCTTGTACTTGATGTGCCAATAGTTGTTTCTGTTCCAAAAAATATTAAGTGTCTATCCGGTGTTGATACTAAACTAAATGAAGATGCTGTTGGTGCATTTGCAAGTATCGCTGCTCTTGTGCTTGTTCCGCCAACTGGATCAGAATCCCATGTAAATGTTTCCCCACCAAATATAGTTGCAACAAGTTTATTACCAAAATTATCTAATGACCATAAACCTGGTGCTGTTACAACATCTCCAGAGGCTGCAGCATTCCATGCAAAATAGTTAGATGCATCGGTTACTGTATCGCCACTTGAATGTGATGCAGCAGTTGTACCATTAGCACCTCTTGTTAATCCTGATAATGTTCCGCCACTATTACCTGTGTATGTAATTAATTCATTGTCTATAATAACTGTTCCTGATGATGCAAAAGATGTTGAACTTGCCATAGTTAAAGATGTTGCTGATGCATTAATGTCTGCAGATAATGTTGATGTAAACTGTCCTTGTTTTACACCACCCCATGATCCAAGACCCCAACCAGTAGATGCTGTTTCAACTGCAGGTCCTACAGGATAATAATGTCTAACTCTAATACCACCTGATGTTGATGCACCTGATCCAGATTCGTTAGAGCCCATTGTAATAGTTAAAGTAGTAGTTGATGGTATGCTTGCTACTTGAAATTTTACATCGTCAAAATCACCAGATCCAAAATTAGAGTTTGTTATAGATGTAAAATTATCACATAAAATAACATCACCTTTATTTATATTATGGGCTGATGAAAAAGTTACAGTTACAGTCGCTGATCCATTAGTAGTGGAAAATGCATTTGTTAAAGTTGTTGTAGCTTTAATAGGGTGTATATCATAAAAGATACCACCAGAATAAACATACAATATTCTATTAGTTCCTAATGCAGCATACTTAATACCTGATGCATTAACGAAATGATGAATAGCTGTATTACGTCCTGTTAATTCAATAGAACCTAGTTGTGCCCAACCACCTATTTTTTCAGGTGTACCATATCTAAATCTAACATTATCACCAGCAACCCATTGGCCTTCGCCACCTGTTGCTGTAACTTGTTTATTAAACCCTGGTGCAAATTGTACTTTTTGTAGCATATTAAACTCTATTTATTATGCGGATACCCAAGCTGTACCGTTCCAATCGTAAATTGTTGGTGTTTCCGCGTTGTCGTTTGATTTTATTGCCTCCCAACCTTTAGTATTATCAGAATTATATTTAGTTTCATTCCAAGTAATTATGTATCCCCATACAGGTGTATCTTCGCCATCATCAATTACTGATGGATAAGTTATTGGTGCTTGCCAATCATCACTACCATCTAGTGACCATGAAGCATAAGGTTGTGGGCATATAAATTTGTCTTTTGATGCATCGTATCTATGTCCAATACCTGCATACTGTTTTCTAAAACTATTACTATAGGAAGTTTGTTTAAATTCTGTATTTGGTTTTTTAAAAAAATTTTTACACCATGTTTCTCCATCAACATGGCAATCATTATTTCCTAATGTGCCACCCCCTGCTGATATATCATTTGCTACAACTGTAATTTGTTTAACTATTAAATGGGTATCAGATGTAAATCCTGTTGGATCTGTTTTTGACTCTAATTCTGCAAAGTGTGCCATATTTTTACTCCTTAATGTAGTAAGAATATCATATATATTACTTTTTAGATACTGTAAACCCTTTGTACCAATCAGGTAAACCTATAAAAGGTCTTCCATCAAACTCATTTTCTTTAGCCATTTTAGATCCTTTACGATTATAGTGTAAAAATACCTGTCCGCAATCTTTGCCTGTAAATTCTTCTCGCCAATGCTCTAAATCACAACCAGAATATATAAGCATATCTCCTGGTCCTAAATCTATTTTAACACCAGCTTGACCTCTTTTGCCTGTTGGGTCTAAATATATTGGCCATGGGTCACCACCTAAGTTTAATGTAGTAGATACTTCACATGAGTATCTATCTATATGTCTAGCTAAAACATCTCCTTTTTTATAAATTCTTGCATAAGAATAAGTTTCAGATAATTTCATACCTATATGTTTTTCCATTACGGGCTTTACTTTTTGTAATAAAGTTTCCATAACTACATCTGCATAATGTGCATAGGTATTGGGTGCCTGTGGATCATTCCATCTTCCCCAATATTCAGTATAAGGTGAAATAAATTTTTGATCAAATAAAAATTTTGCTACTTTTCTCTTATTTAAAAAATAAGAATAAGCAAAATCTGCTATCTCTTTTGATATAGCTTTTTTTAATACTGTGTATTTATTTTTTTTGAAAGACATTTAATGCTCCTTTAGGTATTGCTTGACAGTTAAAATGTATAAATCTAAATGGTTCATATCCCATATCTACTACATATTGATGCGGCATATAAGATGGAAAAAATATCATTTTTCCAGGGTTTGCTTCATAACTTATTTGATGACTTGCATAGGTTATTTTAGTTGGATATTTTTGAGGTAAAAGATTCATCATATTACCTGGTCTTGGATCTTCAAACATAGGCTTTGATGTTTTTTCACTGCCTTTTAAAAAGTAAAAACCAGATATATGTCCATTCCAATGAGTATGTAGTGTATGGTGTCCTCCTCCATCTTTAGCAAATTCTTGTACCCACATTTCTGTAGTAAATACTTGATATTGAGTTAAATCAAAACCCATCTCATTTAATAAATTATGAGATGTTGCACCTACATAATTTTGTAATTCTAAAAAATTAGGATCATCAATTAAAGTGCTTGAATGAAATACGTGACCCATATCTCCTTTATCACCAAATTTTTTATTTCTTTTATTAATATCTTTTTTTAAATTTTTCTTAGCTTGCTTAATATACTTATCAGATGCTTTATTTAAATCTTTAACAAAACTTGGTTCGTCTGCAAACCATATGGGACACTGAAAATAATTTTCTCTGTTTAATTTTTTTGGAAATGCTTTAGCACTTTCACATGATATCTTATCAAACTCTTTTTGAGTATTTACTTTTTTTGCTTTTTTTTGTTTCTTTTTCATTACATACACCTCATATGTTTTACCTGTAAGCAAACTTCTATACTCATCGTTAATATAAATTTCCCTCAACGTTTTATTGTTCCAAAACATATGTTTACTTATGGCACATCCAACCCCCACATTATTACCTATATCCCTGATTTTAATTATTTCAAAATATCTTTCAAATATACTTTTATTGATAGATAAGTCAGAAGAGGAGTGGATTAAAAAACCATCTTTTTTAAGTAATCTAACAGCTTGTTGGCAATATTTTTCCAAAGGCTCAAAGTATATTTCTGCTTCAAGGCAGGTGATTATATCAAATTTATTGTCTGCTAAAGGTATATTAGTAGCACTGGCATTTAAAAAATTAACATTACTATCTCTTTTTGATGCATGTTTAATATAGTTTGGGTTTAAATCTACTCCAAATACGGATTTAAATTTGTAGTAATCTTTGTAAAAAGATGCTCCACCACCTTGTCCACACGCTACATCCAATAATTCTATATTTTTATTGTTTATATCAATACCTGCTGTTTCTAATAAAACATTGTATAGATTTACTTGATAAGTCCAAGGTTTCCATTTACTAGATAAGTTTAAAGGACCATTAGTAGGCATATTATCATCATCTAAATAGCAATAGCCATCATTCATAAACAAAGCAGTTCCGAGTATATTAAAACCATCATATCTCTTAATTAGTTCAAATTCTTTTTTGGTCAGTTTCATCTTTTTTATTTAAAAGGCCATCCTAAATTCCATATTACTAAACTATATCTTGATCCTTTTTTAACAGGGCATACTCTGTGCCACAAAAAAGAAGGAAACACTACTATAGATCCTTTAGGAAGTATATCCTTACATTTTATAGTTTTCTGTTTTTTATCAGGATCCATATCTTTAAAATCAAACTCTAATTCTCCTCCAGTATAATCTTTACCTCCCTCTGATAAAGAAACTGTAACAGATAGTTTTCTAATTTTTCCATTTGACTGATCTCCTTCTTGTCTTTCATAGGGTTTGGTCCAACTATCACGATGCCAATTATAATACTGTCCTTTATTATATTTTGTAAATTGGCAAGGTTCAGACCAATTCCAATCAAAATTCCAACCTGCACTTTTATTTGCTTTTTGCACATATGGTTGAATTTCTTTGTAAATCCAACGATCACTGATCCATACAATATTAGAATCTCTTTTCTTTTTTAAATCTTTAATTTGTTTTTCATTTAAATTTTTATTACTATCACCTCCCGTAACCGCCATTTGGTCTTGTAAAGATTTTCCATATTTTATAATATCATCACAAAGTCTGTGAGGAATTACTGATTGAAAATACCAATAATAATGATTTAAATTCATATAATTAAAAATAATTAAAATTAATTACATACCTTTCTTTTCCATCAGTATTAAATTGTACTTTGTGGTTTATCATAGAATCAAAGATAACTAAGGTATTTTCTATTCCTTTAACTTTTTTACCATTTTTAAAAATGGTTGTAGCATTAGTGGTGTTGATATAAAATAAGGCAGTTTTACACGGGTATGTTTCATCCACATGAAATCGAGAACAAACTTTTTCTTTTTTAGGTAGATTAAAATTTATTCTAGATAAAATTAATGCTTTATAATCTAAATGTTTTTTAAAATAATCAGGTATTATATAATAAAATTTTGAATTAGGGTTAGATTCTCTATATAAATAATGTTGAAAAAGAAATCCATCTGAACTTTTTCCGTGAGTTAATTTTGGTTTATAAAACCAAGGAAAAATATCAGTAGTAACTGCTTCTTGTATGTGTTTTAATTGTTCTTCTGTTAGAATATCTTTCTTAATTTCAAACATTATAATAAATGTATATACCACTTAAAATAAAAGTAAAGAATTTTAAAAAAAAATTGATATAGATCAATTACGAAATAGTTAAACAACCATTTGCTGTAAATGTAGCCACCTTATCGTTAGCGGGACCTACACAAGATGCTACTGACCCCCCTGGGGTTGTAGATACAGTTGCACAAGCAGGGACTCTCAAAATAACTACACCAGAACCACCACTTCCAGCGTGACCTGGACTATAAGGAGTTCCAGCGCCCCAAGCGCCACCTCCGCCACCACCTCTATTAGTAGTTCCTGCTGTACCTGCAGGAGCTCCTGGAGCACCTGCTCCACCTGTTCCACAAGGACTTCCAGCTGCAGCACTGTTTACATATCCACTGGCACCACCACCTCCGCCACCTGCGTAGCTAACGGCACTTCCTGTAATAGCGTTTGGATTACCAGCTCCACCTCTTCCAGAAGTTGTTCCTGGTGCGTTGTCAGTAGGTTTAGGTGGTTTTTCAGAAGCTCCACCGCCTCCCCCAAATGCACTTGGGTTTGCATAACTTGGAGATCCTGTCGGCCAACTGTTTGGTGCACCATCATAACCTTCAACTGGATCATAACTTCCAGCATTACCAGCTCCTCCTGCTCTTTCACCACTAGCAGGGCCAGGTCCTTGACCTCCGCCTCCACCAGAGCCTCCACCAAGACCACATCTAGTTGGTGCAGGGGCTGAACCACCACCTCCACCGCCACCACCTCCAGTGGCAGCAACTAAACAACCAAGACTTGAATTTGATCCTGAATTTCCATCTGCATCTCGAGCAACAGTACCACTACCGCCGCCTCCAACAACTACAGCATAAGTTCCTGCAGCAATTGATAAAGCTGCACTTCGAGATGCACAAGGTCCATATCCAGATGCTCTATAACCTCCAGCACCTCCGCCTCCAAAACCACCAGAGCCTCCACCGGCTACTACTAAATAGTTTGCAGCATATTCTGCTGCTGCCGCAACTCCAGCACCAAATCCTAAAACTCGGTAACCAAAAAATTTGCCTCTACTTTGTGGTTTTTTTGAACCTTTACCTTGTGATTCTAAATTAAAAAAATTATTTAAATCTTTCATATTTATTACGCATCGTTAGCAGCATCAGTTGTAAAAAATATTTTAATGCCATGTAATCTCATATCACCATCCATATCGTCATTACCATCAGATACATCTCTACCTACTCTAAAATAACAAAGATCATTATCTGCTGGAGTTCCTGCAATTGTTACTGCACCACTTTCAGCAGTAACATTTAATTCTTCAACGGCTCCTTGTGCATCATCTGTAACAACTACAGCTGTTCCATAAGCAACATCAATAGTTTCATTATCATTCATTGCTACACCTTCTAATGATATAGCAACACCAGTAGTGGCCGCTATACCAGACCAAAAACATTGAAAAGTAACTGTACCTAAATTCCATGATTTAGGAAAAGCCACAGCAAATTGAGCAAACTCGTCACTATCTTTATCAAAATCTAAAACATTCATATCAGGTCTACCTGAAGTTGTTTCTACTGTTGCTAAACTAGCACAACCATTTGAAGTTGTAGGTGTCATAGCTTGTGCGGGAACCCATATAGTTTGTTTTCCTGCTTCAGCTAATGTTCCTACACCATCTAGTTTATTTAATTCTGCTGCTGTTGATGTAACATTAGTTCCACCAATATCTAAAGTTGTCATTTGAACTTCGCCTGCAACAGTTAATATAGCTGAACCTAAAGTTAATAAATCTGTATCACCTCCACCACCTATTGTACCACCGCTTTTAATTACAAGATCATCTTTAACTGTAAGAAGTCCAGCAGAAGATATTGTTAATGCATCATTAGTTGAAGCAACACCAATAGTACCGCCATCTTTAATCATTAAATCATCTGCAATAGTTAATAGTCCAGCAGAACTTAAACTCATTTTTGAAGATGCAGCTTCGCTTGCTCCAGTGTGAAATTCTAATTTTGTAGCATTATTAGAAGAACTAAAGTCTCCTTCTGCAACTGCTTGAATTGCAGCGGCTACCAAAATAGCATCTGTTCCAGTCCCTTCATCAGGAGCTTGAAATCTAATGGCACCCATAACATCATTTGCTGCCATGTCTGTTTCACCAGTTTGTAGTGTTAATACAATTGGTTTGTCATCAGCTGTAGCTGTGTGTTTTAATTTTAATCCAACATCAGCGTCATGTGTAAGTGTAATTTCTGAATCAGCACCAAAAGTTAAAGCTGCTGCATCTGAAACTAAACCAAGATCATCACCAACAGTTAAATCTGTTGCAACCTTAACAGTTGTATCATCATCTAAAGTTAATACAGTTGTTCCATCATATTGTTTAAATATTAAATCATCAGTATCTACACGTAATTGAATTACTTGAGCACCTGCAGTGCCATCCATATCTAATGTTAATTGTGTAGTTCCTGCGTCTTTAAATTCTATGTTTCCACCTGCTGCATCTAGAACAATATCTGCTGTTGCATCTAAAGTAATATCAGCACCAGAATCTATTTCTGCAATTATAGGAGTAGTTAAAGTTTTGTTTGTTAAAGTATCTTCTGAAACAAGAGATACTAAAGTTGAACTAGCACCAGCTGGTAAAGTTAAAGTATTTGTAACAGCAGCCGCGTGAGCTTGTGCAATTAAAATTTGTCCGTGGCTATTTTGTTCACAGTTAAATTGAATAGCACCTGAATTAGTATCACCTTTAATTGTTACATGGCCTGTACCTTTTGCACTTATATCAAAATCAATATTAGAATCACCACCAGTGGCTTGTATAGACGGAGGATTACCTGTCGCAGCATTTGTAATATCAAATTGATTTACTGCTGAACTAGTTGTTTGAAATATTATTTGTTCATTGCCATTTTCATCTGCAATAAAATGTGCATCATCAATTAAAATATTTGCAGAGTTAGTATCTAAATTACCACCTAATTGAGGTGAAGTATCTTCTACTATGTTTGATATTCCACTTGATGTAGCAAGTCCTGATACTAATGTGGATCTTGTAATTTTTTTAAGTCCTCCACCTGAAGTGTCTACTGCTATAAAAACATCATCACTCGCAACTGTAGATATTTCAGATAAACTACCTGCAGCAATTGAATTAAAATTTGTACCATCTGCAACTAATAAATTACCTGCAGTGTTTGTACCCATAGTAATATCATCACCTGATACTGTAAGGTCTCCTGATATAGTTAAATTACCACCAGATGATAAAGACATTTTTTCAGTTGCTGCTTCTGAAGCACCTGTTTTAAAACTTAATTTTGTAGCATTTGAAGAAGAACTAAAGTCACCCTCAGAAACTGCTTCAATACCTGCTGCAACTAATATTGCATCTGTTCCCGTTCCTTCATCAGGTGCTTGAAAATCTATTTTACCAATTACATCATTTGCTGCAATATCTGTTTCTCCTGTTTGTA